CGTACCTGGCCAGCTGTGAAGAGTTCTTCAAATGGTTAGAAGACTGCAAGCGCACCGGGTTCAAAGCTCCAAGCGCCAAGCTTGACAAGCCTCAAGCCTCAAGCTATAGTAGGATAATAAAGGAGAAATAAATGTTAAAGAAAGAAGCAAGAACAATAACAGGAGGCCTGAGCGCACCGAACAAGATGCCCGGACCTTCGATCAACCTGCCAGCCTGGAATTGTAAAACAGGCGTGAAGCTGCAAGCGGTGAAGGGATCTGTTTGCGCTGGCTGTTATGCAATGAAGGGCAGATATAGATTTCCAAATGTACGTGAAGCAATGGACAAGCGTCTGGCAGCACTGACGGACCCACGTTGGGTTGACGCGATGGTAACGCTCATCTCTGGCGAGCCCTTCTTCAGGTGGCATGACTCAGGGGACATACAATCAATTGAACATCTAGAGAATATATTCAGAGTTTGCAGAAAGACGCCAAAGACACAGCACTGGATGCCAACGCGCGAAGCGCAATTTATTAAACGCTTGAACGTGAACCAGGTACCAAGAAACTTAATCATTAGAATGTCGTCGCATATGATTGATCAGGGGCCCGTGAGCTTCTGGCCATGGACCAGCACTGTGGTGACAGATGGGAAGAGCTGCCCGGCACAGGAACAGGGAAACCAATGTAAAAATTGTCGTGCATGCTGGGATAGATCTGTTAAGAATATAGCATATCCAAAACATTAACATGACAAGAATTAAAAACTTTTTAACACCTCAATGGCTGAAAGAATTTGAAGAGATGAAGCGACAAGCTTCAAGCTCCAAGCCGCAAGCTCCAAGCCAACCTAAACCAGAACCTAGTTCAGGTTCTGAAATTTCAAGCAACAAGCCTCAAGCGTCAAGCAACAAGCCTCAAGCTTAGGCCTCAAGCCACAAGCTACAAGCTTCGAGATCCTTGAGCCAGGGATCAAGAAGTATTGAACAAGTTTCGAGGACCTTTGACCAAGGGCCTCGACTAAGATAAATGTATTCTTCGGATGCTTCTTATGGAAGGCAATTTGATGGGGTGAAAATCTAACTTTATTTCCTTTTGTAACTTTTAACTCTACTGTGAAAAAGGTGCCAGAATTATTGTAGCCCAATAAATCAGGAGTCCCAAGATAGCTAAGGTTTTCAACTCTAATCCAAGAAATTTTCTTAGAAATCTTACGCAATTTTTTATGTAATTTAGCTTCCGGACCCATACGGATTTTGAGGTGACATCATCATCCATTTAATAATCTTTTTGTAACTTATCAGGTAAAATTATATTAGATGGTTTCTGTGTTTTAATAACTAATCTATGTGCCTTATGCTGACCATGACCTACAATTGGAATAGAATTTTCATGCACTTCAAGACGTCTGACATCAGCTAGTTTGCCATTTACCTCTACAAACACTTGAGCATTTTTAATTGCATCAGAACCTTTAGTGAATTGAGATAAAAATTGTTGAAGGTCTTGTACTCTCATAATCCTGCTTTAGATAGCATCTGCTGATAGTTTGATACCTTCTCAGCTAAAGCTTTATTCTCTAGCTCTAAGTTTCCTAATCTCTTTTTTAAATCTATCATCTCAGGTGAGTTCAGCCCAATTGTTTTAATTAAAGTTAATTCATTCTGAGCTTCTTGCAATTGCTTCTGCAAATCACCATTCAGACTCTTATGTGAACCATCTATTGTACGGATGTTATTATTCTCTTCTGCTAATCTGTCAAGTTCTTTCTTTAAAGAAATAACTTGTGCAGACAATTCATTCACAATACTCTTATGACCATCCAATTGATTTTTAGTTTTAATCCATTCAGACTCTTTCATTTTGTAAGCCCAAATTTCTCTCTTGTGTTGGTCGATAATAAGACTTAAGTCTAAAGCACCTTTTTTATCTTTATTTTTGTTATCTTTCATATATTGACAATATAGGATAGTTACCTTAAATTGTCAACTATGGGAGTTCCTAAAAGATTAACAGAAATGCAAAAAAGATTCGCAGAGTTCATCGTATTTGGTGGACCAGACGGACCAGTCTCCCAAGGAGAAGCAGCTAAACTAGCAGGATACTCTGAAAAGAGAGCTAGACAAGAAGGATCAGAACTAATGAATCCAAGGCTATCACCGCTTGTGGCAGCATATGTAGGTAAGCTTAAAGAAGAGAGACTTAAAAAATTTGAAGTAAGTTATGAAGGGCATGTAGCTGAACTTGCTCGTATTAAAGAGTTAGCACTTAAGAAAGGTTCTTTCTCTTCTGCTGTGAACGCAGAAACAAATCGAGGAAAGGCAGCAGGACTATACATAGACAGAAAAATAATAAAAACTGGTAAACTAGAAGACATGTCAGAAGAGGAACTAGAATTAAAAATGAAACAGATCCTAGACGATTACGAACCTCTGTTAAATGCAAAGACTGTTGAGGGAGAGGCAATAGATGCTCCTAAAGTTTCTGAATCTTCTTTACCACAGACAAAGGAATCATCGTCCGATCCCCAAAAGTAAACGTACCATCATCTTCTTTATCATATGATGCAAATAATTTAATTGCGTGTCTATCTCTGTTGTATAGCCAACCTTCATTAACAGGAAAGCTTAACCTCATCTTATCAAATTCTTTATCGCTAGCCCAGCCCGAGTCGCTCAAAATATCAATCCACTCCACTCGAACTTTAGGGTAAGGTATGTCGGGAGACGCGTGAGTCACAACTTGTTTTCTTCTTTTCCTAGGCATATAAGAGTTCTACCAGATAAATCACTGAATGTTAACCGGTTTCGCGCGCGCGAAAGGCACCACTGCTATGGACATTATATAATGTCCTTTTTAAAAAAAATGTCCACTAAAATGTCCTGTTTTTTGGCTTAAAAGCATTGGTATTACTATCTTTTTTTCTTTTTGGACATAAAGACACTTTTTTTTCATGTTTTTTTTTACTAACACTAAATTATCTGTAGAAACTCTTATGTAAAATGTCCAGTCTAATTTGTGCCATAATATTGCCTCAATATTGCCATATTCTCTTTGGCATCAGCAACTTTATGTAACAATTTGTCAACCTCTCCTGTAATATCAGTGTGATCTACAATTACAGCTTGTTGAGTAGTTAAGAGGCAGTCTATTTTTAATAGAGAATCCTCCATTTCATATTGGTACTTCAACATCAAGGTTTTATATATTTGCTCTCTCATTTGTCCTCCTTTTTAGCTAATAGGTCTCCAAATCGGCCCTTCCAGCCCCATGATCCGTGGTGCGTGGTCCATGAGTCCAGATTCGCGTATATCTTATACCCAGCTCTCTTAGCTAGATTACAGAACGCTACGTCTTCACCTCTATAAACATGGTCTTTAAAACTTGTATCCCAAAAATTCCACATATACTTAGAAGCTCCTTCATTAACCGCTCCTATCTCCTCATTAATCAATTTAATATTTTCAGGAGGAAACTCACATTTCAATCGAGGAAACTTAATCATTAGAAATTCAAATACCCGTCTATGGATAAGCATCAGTCCAGCAGGACCTTCATTAATCTCAATTAAATCCCAAGGTAATATCTTTACATTATCGGGATCAGGGTAAGACACAGCATAATCTATTACTCCAGGTTTATTCTTTACCCTATAAGGAGTACATACAATATCTTTCTCCGGCACTAACATTCTAAGTACCGCTTCATGTGAGAACTCTACATCAGCATCTACAAATAACATATAATCACATCCAGAATCTAAAAATCCACACGTCGCAAGATTTCTAGCGTGTGTTACGAGTGATGATCTAAATGATTTAAACTGACATTTAACTCCAGCTTTACCTAAGACTGAGTAAGTATCTAACAAAGATACACAGGTCTCAACTCTCATTGAATCATAACATGGCATAGCAATATAAACACTTGGTTTCTTTTTATTTTCCATCGGTCATCTCCTTTAATAAAGTTTTTAAGTCTCCTTGTTTCATCATTTCTTTCTCATCAAATTTAAGTTCATGATACATATCTAATCTTTTTAAAAATTTATGTTTCCAAGACCTTAAATCAGCGTCTTGAAACTTGAATTCTTGGTAATATAGGTCAGGTGTACAGACCATAATGATTCCTTGTTTAATTTCTGATTGATAAACATGGTCATGTGCCATACAATACGCGGCTATTTGTAGAAAATAATCCTCAATCCACTCAATTCTTTTAGGTCTATTTGCTTGTTTAAAGTCTATAATGGTATCCATCCCGTTGTGATTACAAACGAGATCAGTACTCCCAGCATAAAGGCCAGGATAATATAGTGTAACTTCAGAGCCGTAATACTCTTCCACAGGCAGCAAACCTTCTTCAATAATTTTTTGGGCCATGGGCTTCGCCTCTTGTCCGATCCCTGTAAGATCATCGTAGCCAACTCCTGTAATATGATTCTCCAAGAATTTGTGCATAGATGTCCCCCGCTTAGAAGATAGATTTTTGATTCGCTCTGCTTCTTGTTCTCCAACTTTGGCCTTCCAGTCTTTTAAAAATTGTTGATTTTTGGTCTTGCCTAATATCGTAGTCACAGACGGAAGTCTAGAACCATTTATATCGTAGGTCCTTGATCCTTGGTCCGTTATCTGTGTACCCGTAATATATTTATATTTATCGTTTTTCTTCATAATTTTTGAGTGTGGGCCCGAAGGCCCATCACCTTATAACCCCTCTTTACGAGGAGAGATTTTATTTTCCTTGTTAAGTTTATAACTATAAACTTTACAGAACTCATCGATCCATTCCTGTTGATTTCCAGGATGACCGAATCTATTATGATATTTTTTCATTTGATCATAACAAGTAGATATCTTGAAGTTTTCAATCTTACTACATCTCAAAAATGCCATACAGAACTTTCTAATCTGTACGAGTTGAGGCACGATACCTTTTAATTTTAAAAGTTGTCCTGCTTTTAACTCTGCATTCTCCATGTTAGCAATCTTAAAACTTCCATCTCTAAATTTAGGCATGACACCTTTAGCAGCACCTGTTTGTAGTGCTTGGTCGCCATCACCTGATAGTAATGTGATACCTATAGAGAACGGTAAGGGATAACTCTTAAAGAAATTTGCAATCTTCTTATATGTAGAAGCGTTGCTATGATTCTTATGACTGAAATGTTTTATATAATCTTTATTTTTCCAGCCTTTTTGAGAGTTATTCATTATAGCTATGTCTTTACTAGATGATTTAAGACTGATAATATACGCAACAGGAATTTTTAATTCCATACATGCTTTAAGCCTATGTTGTCCTTCGATCACGTCCATGTCTTCGTTTACAACAATAGGCATAAGCTGACCAAATCTTTGAATAGATACAACCAGCATTGCTACGTGCGCTTCATCAATATCTCTATTGTCATCAAGTAAATTGAACTTACTCAAGTTCTTTTCTAACATAACTTTAACAGCTTTATAATTGGCATAGTCTGTTCTTTGCCCTAATATAGTTGTTAAATTACCATTAGTTTTTTTACTCATAACTTTTCCTTTCTATGTAGGATTATTTTTATCTTTATATATCCATACACCATACCCACATAAAATGATGCTAGATTCATTATCGCTTTCATGGGTAACATATATAGATTATATTATAATTTGTCAAGCATCAGATGCTTTTTTGTAGGACTTTGGGTCCCTCTGGGTCCCCTAGGGTTTTTCTCTCTCTTTTTTAGCTCTTTTAGATTGTTGGTAAGATTCATTCAATTCTTCCTGTTGTTTCATAAAAGGATCTTTACCTTCCATTACTCTTTTTTTAAAAATTTCATCAAAATTCTTTCGATATAAATCGGTGGAAACCCTTGATTTTCCATCCCATTTTCGACCTTTTTCTTTCTTACTCATATTACAAAAACTAACATAAATATACTTAGACAAATAAGCACTGTAAATGCACTAAATATCATAAAAAATATTTTATCTTGTGGGTCCATTATTTAGATTTAATTATCTCCTCAGTATTAATTTCTTTATCCGTTTCAATAGCTGATTGTTTTGCCTTCTTATCAGCGTATTTAAATTTTTGTTGTTGGTGTTCTTTTAATTTATTTAAATCTACACTCGTTGAAATATTACCGGACACTGATATTCTAGTTACATCTGAATAGAATGGTGCCACATAATGTTTAACCCATGCAGGAAAGATAAACATATCTCTTTCGCTAGGTGTAATAGATTGATAGGTAATAGCTTGTCTGTTGCCTTCACCATATATAAATCCTAGTGATCCAGGTCCACCGGAGTTGCCTTTATAATTTTTTTGTTCTTCTATAATTTCTTTTGGTACCTTTAAAAATATAACAAACGATAATGCGTCTGAGTGATCGTGTGGTGGATTAAATTCATTCTTTTTCATATAGTTAATCCATAAAGAGATAAGTAAATATTCTGGTGGTTTGTTATACTCTTCGTTTCGCCATTTCTGATAGCCCTTGTCATATATACCAAGACAAGTAGAAATTTCTTTAACAAACATTTCTCTCTCACGATAAGCATACTCTTCTTTAATGATGCCAGCGAGTCTGGAACTATAATCTAATTTAAGTTTACGACTTGCTTCTCCTTCTTCTAATAGTTTCTTTTGAAATTCTTCAGATATTTTAAGATGCATAACACAAGGTCCCCATGTTAAAATACCATACGTGACGTTCTTTGGTTTATTCAAGGCTCATTGCCTCTCTGTATTGTTGTAGACTCACAACGTTTTGATCAAATACATGTTCAGGTGAATAGTGGTCTATGACTTGTTCTATCTTATGAAGTTTAACCTGGGCATAAGGCCATAGTAAACGACATACTTGGTAACAGTCTCTAAAAGTACATCGCCAACGCCATTGAGTTTTATATTTGGTACCATTTTTACGGACACCTTTAATATTTCTTTTTATAACAGTTCCTACTTTTAAAGTTTCATGTACCCAACGAATCACAGGTTCATCAGTCATAGCTATCTCCATACTAATTCGCATAGAATTAGAAATTCTATAACCTTTACCTTTGTGTTTCTTTTTCTTTTCAGGAGCTCTTTTAATATGAAGACTACCTTCACCATCAAAAAGTCCGGCAATGTATGCTATATTACTTTCTGTTATCATTAGTTAATATCCATTTTAAACTTGATGTTGTTGGATCAAAGCCATCAAAGTTTTTACAGCTGCTTAGCAGGATTATAATTCCAATAAGAATCACTATCTTCATGTTTAATTTCTCCTGTAGATTCACATTCCCAACACTGATGGATTGTCACTTCTCCATCTTCTTCTTGTATTGTTTTGATAAAACCATTTCCCTTACAATTAAGACAAGTGGCTATCATTTACTTTCCTTTATCTTGCCGTTAAGTTTCTTTGCTTTTTCATTTGCTAAACATTCTACAGTCTTGCTGATAGAAAGTTTTGCATCAGGCAATAAAACTTTGGACAATGATATTAAAGTCTTATATGTTTCGTGCGTTAGTGAAACATTTCTATATTTAGTTATATCGGTCATTGTTTCCTTTCATTTAATTATGAGCAATATATAGGATTTAGAAGAGATTTGTCAAGATGAAATTTATATTAACAATGATTATATGCACAAGTGTTTATCAACAATGCTTGGAGCCATTCCCTATGACTGAACGATATGATAGTCATTATGAGTGTATGATAGCTGGTTATAATGAAGCTTTAGATAAAGCAAAAGAGATAGGACCATCAGATGTTAATAAGTATGGAACTATTATTAAGTTTTTTTGTATTCAAGACAAAGAGAAGTTAATAATACCAAAGCCTAAGCCTAAAGTTGAAACGTAATTGACAATGGGTTTAAATTATGTTAGAGGCTAGATAATTCTCACCACAATCACCTACTCTCATTTCCCTCTTTAGAGTGGGTGTGATCATATCTATCTGCATATACATCCATAAAAAATTCCATCACCATCATTCATCATGTGAAGATTAATAGATTCAACGTATGTTGTTAACTTTAACCTTAAAATATCGCACAGATCAGAGCAACTCACCAGAACTCGATCGAGTAATGTTATTCCTTCCATCATCTCCTTCGACACTTGAACTAGTTGATATAAACCGTCGTTTAGGATAATAAGTTCCATCTGCAAACTCCTTTATTAATAAATACCATTCAGCTTTATATTTCAGATTCTTCGTTTGATTCCATTTTCGAGCTGCTTCGTCTATTTTTTCCAGTATTATCATTTTTACTCCTTCCCCATTTAATTATTCTTTCAAAATTGTAAGTCTTTAATTTAATTTTAGGGCCATAAGGTTTCCATGCATCTGCCATTAAGTTAAGCTCAATAACTAAATTAGTCCATTGTTTAGGAGTAATGTTAGTAACTTTTAAATTAATACTTCTTTCTTTCATATCCTATATATAGGATATCAGGGGATGTTTGTCAACGTCCTTTTTTACCTTTTCCACGATATTTACCCATTCTTTTTTCGTGTTTATTTCTGTTTTTTTTGTGACGTCCTGGTCTCTTTCTAGGTTTATCGCGTACAGGTTTAGTAATTCTACCGAAAGAGCTTTTTTTACTCATTAAATTGTCTAATAGTTATTTCATCCTTACTATTTACATGAGGCATATAACTAATTTTTCCATTTATTTTTTGCTCAATGTCTGCACCACATGTTGTACATCTAAATACAGTTTTATAAATTGAAACAAATATACTTTCTTCATAGCAAATGGGACAGCTTCCATTAACAACTTGTGCTGCTATATCAATTGCTTTCCCAAATGGTCCTTTTCCGTATGTCATCTTTTTTCCTATCGTATACTTTCTTAGACTGTACCACACGCGGTTGATAACGTCCATCACTTAATTCCTGTGCTACTTTATTTCTTGGTCTATTTTTTTTAAGAAAAAAAGCATACGCTTTTTTATTCATTATTTTAATATAAGTTTTACTATACTTTTTTCACCTAAGTAAATCTCTGTTTCAGCCAATGACTTTATACATT